TGAATGGGTTTTAATGCATGGATGCAACCCACCCCCACTATTGCGACTAAGTCTCATTAGCATCAACTGTTGAGTCTCAATCTCATTAAGCTTATTGATAATGAGTCTCATTAAGGGGGAGGGGCGGATTTGTAACTTACCTGTCTGGGCAACCTGTAAACCTCACAAAATAGACAAAAGAAAGACCTCTAACCCTATTTTTTTAAGAAAAGAAGAAAAGAAAGTCTTGTTCTATGTATAGTAGTAATTCTGCCTAATTAGGATTCAGGCAGAATAGGTAGTTTAATAGATATAGTATAAAAATATAAAAACAGGACATTATTTATTGTATTAAAGTAGTAAAGTCCTATATATTACTTATTATTATGGAGAATACATATGAGTGTTAACCTACCAGAGAGCTGGAAAAGCTCAAAAGTAAGGGCTGTTGAATTTATGACTGCATATCCTAATGCACATATAAAAGAAGTAGCTGAAGAAGCTGGAGTAACTAAGAATACGGTACATTTATGGTTGCGTGACCCAGAGTTTGTAGAAGTATTTTATCAAAAATACATGGTATCGTTTGGTTCTAAGCTGCCATCTATACTAAATGCAATGATAAGAGAGGCTGAAGCTGGTAATGTACAAGCTGGTAGGCTTATATTAGAGCATTCAGGCAAATTAATCAAACGAGTAGAGGTAAATAACTATCAAAGTCCTTTTGAGAAGTTCTTAGGTAATAAAGATGGTAAAGATTATAAAGATGAGAAGATTGAAGAAGCTGAATTTACAGTAATGCCAGAAAGACCTATTGTACAAAAGAAGAAAAAGCCTAAAACTAAAGTACAAGAGCTACGAGAGCTACAAGTAAAGAAAGATGCTTTACAAAAACGAAGTGAAGCAGCTAAATGGAGAAGACGAGCTATTAAAGTCGGAGTGGAACTATTACCCCGAGGTAGAAAAACAAAACTAATGCTCCAATCATGGCAACAAAAGGTAATCGAGGCAGAAAATAATTTAAAAACCCAAGTCTGATTTTTCGGTATACCCCCATGTACCCCCCTATACGTCTGTGTAGGGTGGGGGTAGAGCTTTTTTCTACCCCTCTCCCTCGATAATTAATACGAAACTGCCAAAACCATGTCTGAATATGACGAACTATATATATAAATATATATATATATAAGTATTTAATAGTTTTAACTATAGAACGTATTATAGGCATTGATTATACTATATCAATTCGCTTTTTATCTGATTCCACTTGTTCTTTCTTTGGAATCTCTATTCTAAGGACTCCTTCTTCAAACGTGGCAGTTATATCAGAACATAAGTTATCGCCTAATTCAAATGAACGTCTAAAAGACGAATGTTTTAGCTCTTTAATAATATAACGAGCATCTTCATCCTCTAATTGGTGTTTATCACCACTTATCGTAAGAATACGGTCTTCTACTTCGATATTGAGTAATTCTTTAGTCATTGAAGGCAATTCTGCCACAATAACTACGGAATCATCATAATCTACTACGTCTACTTTTGGAAATGAACCCTTTTTAAATGAAATCCCAAATTCTTTTTGAAAGTTTGGGAATTGACTTTGTACAATCTTATCAAACATTGTATCAAAGGGTGTTAGAAATTCATCTCGATTGAAATGAATTGGAACTCTTGCTATTTTCATATTTAACTCCTATGTATGCAAGTTGAGCTATCCTCACCTTGAGCGATAGCAAAAAAACTATTTAAAATCAGTTTTCTGAATAAAAATCTTTGTCAATAAATGAAATTTCAGGGGAAATTACTGCTTCTCTTGTGCTAAATGAGCCACAAGATGGACATTCTTCAATAACCTCTTCTTCAGGATTAGCAGAAAGCGTTTCCCATTCCCAATTACATTCATTGCAAATATATCTAGTTGTTTTATAATCTTTCATATCTTTAATTTATCGTTAATTTCAATATCTTCTGGTATTAACTGACAATAGCAATACTCTTTACAGACACTCCATCCTGATGCTGGCATTCCTCTTGACTCCCAACCTTCCCAAGTATCAATTTCTCCTGCACGGTCTTCGCAATCTGGACATAAATTCTTTGACACTGCTACCCATCTTAACTTTTGCCCCATTTCTCCAGCTCTGCGGAATGCTTGATTAACTCCTCCAATAATTCCTCGCTTGATTGCATTTCTAAGTTCTCCAAAGATTCTACCTTGCCCATTAAGGTCTGAATTAAGAATCCCAGCAATTGATTGTTGGCTGACACCACTTCTTGTAAGTCTGTCAATTTCTTGTCTAAGTCGTTCTGAGAAGATTCGGACATCGTAAGATAATCCGAGAGCAACCCATAAAAGTATTTCTCTATCTTTGTCATCTAATCCTTCTTTTGCTGCCATAATTTACCTCTTACCAACCTTTAATACAATAGGTGCTTGCATTATAAGTGCATCATTCATATCTTTCGCTAGTTTATCGTTAGAGGTCTTAGCAGTCTCTATAAAATTTCTTTTTCTAACTTTTTTTTGTGGAATCATAGATGCTTTTACTGTAGTATAGCCTTTTAAATGCTTACCACCGTAACCAGCCATTTGAATACCATCGCTAGTCTTTTTAATGCTATCGTGCAATGCACCTGTTTCATAAAGAGGTCTTGACCCACCAGTGCCTCGTTTTTGTCTAATTTCAATAGTAGATTTCTTTAATGCAGGAGTTACTTTACCACTTTTAATTTTTTCTTTAGAAGCTTTTACTACTTGCTCTGCAAAATCATCATTAAGATACTTATTTATGATAGATTCAATCTTATCACTTAATCTGCCAAAATTAAAATTAACGCTTACTTCTGATATCATTCCAAAACCCTTCTCCTAATTTTTTAGCTTCAAAGTATTTATCTTGATTCTCAAGAATAAACTTCTCTACTTGTTTTTCAGCCCATTTAATGGGATTATTAATAACTTCTTGGATATTGCCTTTTAAGACAACCTCGACATCATTAATTTTGTCCAGTTTCCTGACCGAATTGAGCAAAAATTGATTGTTTTGTTTCTGCTTCGTTTGTTTGTCTATTGGCATCAATAGTCTCCTGTGCCTGTTCTATAGTTAAATCTTTATTATCTCTTACCATAATCTTTGCTCTGGTAACTAAATTTTGAGATAAATCAAATTCATCTTTTAGAATCTGGTCTTGTATGGTTGTTGGATATTCTACTTCTTCAAAATCTATACCAAATTCTTCAGGTAAAGCAATATTATTATACTGAGCAATAGCTTTTTCAACTTTGTAAAAGTCTTGTTCGTATAATCTCCATAAAGCAATATCATCAAAGTAGTCTTCTTTTCTTTCAAGGTCTTTTATCATTAATGAAATACCTGAAGGCACTTCACCACCTGATTCTGCCCATTGAACCCATAAATGATTGTTTGAAGCAACTAATTCAATTTGGAATTTAATGTTATTGATGGCATCAGCAACATTCCCACTAGGAGAAGTGACATTATATGAACCTTCATCACCCATATCAAGAATACTATTAGAACCTATACGCATAAGTGTCTGGTCGCCTCTTAGTCCAGTAACCCACGGTTGACCAAACATATTAAATCTCATTCCAAGATTCATCTCAGTTAAGCCTATATTAACTTGTTCGTTTGAATTGATAATATCACTTGCACCTTCTACAAAGAATGAATCCATTTGGTCTTCTCTGTGAGTAAAAACAAATGGCAATATACCATATGGATTTTCTTCTTCACTTATTACTTTGCCATCTTCTGTTAGAACAGCATACTTCTCTGCATCCCAATAACCCCATTGCAACCCAACAGTATTTGATAGGTCAGCAGTTTTGTTTAATAAAGGATAAATAATGGCTTCTGGAGTAAAGGGGTCATCTCCAAAATACGTTTCAAAGTAATAAATTGGTCTATAATCAAAATGGTCATTATTCCAAAATACTCTATTAGCAATTGTGCCAATTAACCTAGTCATTCTTTCAGAATGCTTCATGCGAACATCTTTAGTAGGAGTAAGAGATTCATATAGGTCTGTTTGATTACCTACTGTTCTTTTTGCACCTAATGTATAAATTCGACTTATTTTATTAATAAACTTTCTAGTAAAATTAGTAACAGAGGGTGGAATCTCTGAAAAAGCATCACCAGAAAAATATTTTTTAATATATTGGTCTATAGATGTGCCTGAATAATAATCTAAAAATTTTCTTATCTCTTCTCTTCTTAATTGAGAGTCTAACAGTTTTACTTCTGTTAACTTATCTCTAATCATCTGTTGAATCATCTTTGAATCCTTTTCATTGTTTTGTTTTTCATTGGGAAGCGATTAGTAATAAAATATCTAAAAGCATCATTTCCGTGGTCGTGATAACCATCTTTAATTGGTTCTTCTTTAATTGGTTTGCCATCTTGATTTTCTGGATAGCGGTATTCTTCAAAATCTTGTATAACGTCTGTACATTTTTTATCTACATGGATTCTTCTTGAGCCATCTGCACTAGAAAAGAATCCTCTAGCATAAGATACACTAGAAGTAATATTACGACTTAATTTATCTCTCATACAAAGCACACGAATACCACTTCTTCGGAATATCTCCATATCTCCAGCTCCTGATTGCCCTTGAACGCTAGAACCAGCAGGGTCGCCATAGTAAGAAGTTATAGGATATCCTTTTATTTTTATCATTTTTATTAAATCTTCAGTCTTAATATTCTCTTTGTGTAATATTGAATCAAATACTCTAATGTGTTCAATGTCATCTATCCATTCAGTTTGCATAAACATTACTGCTGGCATTCTAAATCCAAAGTCTATCGAGCAATAAGTAGGCAAATTCGCATCATAGGGAAAATCGCCCACATCCAAGTCCCTGTCAAAATCCCAAACTTTACCTTGAAATACTGAAAACTCAGCACCAAATTCTTGACCAAAAAGTTCTTTAGACATATTTCTTTTACGTTCAATAATAGCTGGGTCATCAAGCCCCAATGGAAATTCATGCTGATTAATCCAAGAAGGAGCAGAATGACTTTCCCATTCATTATCACTTTGTCCAAGTTTGT